GGAGGGGAGGGGTCCCAGTAGCTAGCCTTTTTCCACTACTGCTCTGTTGTGTGTGTTGTTGTTGTGTTTTGTTCTGTGTTTTTCATCATTGTCTCTGTTTTGTCATTTGTTATTGTCTCTGTTGTTTTCTTTTTTACCGTGTTCTTTTCTGTTGTCAGTTCTGCCCGCTGTTTTGTTTCATGGTTTTGGTGTGTTGTTTTGTTCGTGGTTTTAGCGTGTGTGTTTCTTGATGTTTTTTTGTGTTGTTGGGTGTGTTGTGTTTTGTGGTGTGGTATTATATGAGTATCAGCCAAGTATACAAGGAAGGATGGTGGTTGAGATGATGTATCGTCAAGACATTAAGAATGAGGTTATTGACTACATTTGCAACAGTGGCGAACGTGTTGTGGATTATGATGTTGATGCTATTGTGGATTGTCTTGTTGTTCTGTATAATCATGAGGGTGTCGAGTTTTATCGTGATTGTTTTGAGGTTGTGGTTTTTATAAATCGTGTAGCCGAGTGAGCGATAAGGGGTGGTTGATATGTGGCATTATTTTACTGTTGTTGACACGTACACGGGGTTAGACTGTGGTTTTCGGTGGCATGAGGCGGTTTGCGATTACTGTGGAGTTGATTATCAATTTCAAATGTATGATGGAATGTGTGGCCGCTGGATTCCGGTGAGGTCTTTTTTTGACGTGGGTGACGGTTTTGAGTATTGTCGTAATTTTGATTTTAAGGAATTTTATAGGACTTATGGTGAGAGGTTTGTTTGAGTAGAATGTTTAAGGTTAATGCTTATGTGACTGAGATTGAACCGGGTCATGTGTACTCGGTTGATGTTGACGGTTTTGAGAAAATTGTTACTGCCTGTAAGGAGATTGATAATGGTGAGGTAATGTTTAAATCAGCTCTTACTAGGGTTCTTGAACATGATTATGGTGATTGTGATTTTGATTTCATATGTCGTGGTGTTAAGGACGGTGTTGGTTGCTATGTTGTCTCAATTGATGATTTTGTATGGTGATTGATAACAAATAAGCCCCGCAAACTGCGGGGCTTATTCATGCCGGGAGATTAGTAGTAGAGTACTTCTCCGGGGTAGATGAGGTTCATGTTCCCCGAGCTGTACCCGGTGATGTTGTACATGTTGACGCCAAGATATGCGGCAATGCCTGATAGCGTATCACCCGCCTGCACCACGTATGTGCGTGACACTGTTGCAGTGTTGCCGCCGCTATTGTGACAGATTTTATCACCGGGGTATACGATGGACGGGTTGCCGCTAGGTACACTCACGTTCCACCAGTCAGTCCAGAACATTGAAACGTACTGTCCAGACTGGATGATAACGCAATCAGTATTGCATGTGTTGCCCGGCGTGCTGGGTTGCGGTGTGGGCTGTGGTGTGGGTTGCGGTGTGGGATTGGGTGCAACCTGCCCGCTACCCGCGTATGCATACCATGTGTTGAGGTCGCCGTAGACCACGCTTAGGTCAACTCCTCCATTCCAGCCGTTGACATAGCCGGTGCCGGTGTACTGCCATGCGACAGCAAACGGCCAATTGCGTAGTGTGGGTTGAACTGCTGGCGGGTTGAAGCCGTAGATTGGTGTATCGCCTAGCGTGTATGCGGCAATCCATAGCCCATAATCTCCGGCGACAACCGCCGACCAGTCGTAACTGTTTTCAGCGTACTGGTTTGTGTAGATAATCGGTTTGGTACCCCATGCGGCTTCCACGGTTTTAAGCCACGTGAGCGCCCAACTGGTGTCCCAGAGGGCGTTCGGCTCCCAGTCGAGAATCGGTACGATGCCTTTGCCAATGTATCCGCGTGTATGGTCGATAAAGTAATTGGCCTCATCGACGGCGCTGTTTTCCGTGTGCGCGAAGTGGTAGACGCCTACACCTTGGCCTGCCTTCAAGGCGTCCCGTACCACGCGGTCACAATCGGGGTTGACGTATCCGATACCCTCGGTTGCTTTGGCTACGACGATTTGCGCGCCAGTGGTGGTGACGTTGATACCGGTCTGCCAACTGGATACGTCTATCATGTCCGCCGCGCTTGCGGTTGGCGCTAATACCAACAGCATGGCGGCGATTGCGGCAATCACACTATATGCGATTGCTTTAATCTTCTTTACCATTGTTTTCCTTCCTGTCAATGTTGAAGATGTTGAGAATATTCGAGCTGGATAGTTCGGGGTTGATTTTCACGCAGTTTTCGATGATTGATGTGATTTCAGTCAGACAAATACCTGCGCATACGGGGATGAATACGGGTAGTTCGATACCAAGATTGATGTAATCCGAACCGTATTCTACGATTAACGCCACGCAGATTACTGCTAGATATGTGAACTTGTGGCCGAGCCCCTCCCTCATTCTCTTGCTGGATAATTCGCCGTGCATAATCGCATTGACCACTCCGGTAACGTAGTCGATGAGTACCAATAGAAACACAATGCCGATGACGATTAACTCATGAATTGGCATGAATATTTCCTCACTTTCTTACACCTGACTGTTGTAATAAGCCGCCAAGAATCATGCTGAACTCCGCTTTGATTTGCGGTGTTTCAAAACGTAACCGTCCGACGCGATAGGCGTTCAGTATTTTCTGCGTCATATCGTCGGAACGTTTGAGCATGATGCAATCATTGTCCACCAGTCGGTAGTCAAACGTAAAATCCCTAGTGATTTTCGGCTGTTTTTTGGTGATTATATATAGTACTTCGTCGGTATCGCTTAATTGTTGGTATACGTTGAAAATACCGTATTCGGTGGTTTTCAGCGTGAACGCATAACCGGCGTTGTTAAAATCGCTGATGAGGGTATTGGCGTTATCCCTAAAATCATTATTGATTGCATAGTTCGCATAATTTTCATCGTATTTGCGTAGGAACGTGCCGAATTTTGACGCGGCCACCTTGGCGCTGAACCCGCCATAATCGGCCAATTCCACCATGATAAACCCGTCGCAATAGCGTTGGTATTGCGTGTGATTGTCCAACTGTGGCTTCAGGTTGATGTTGAATGCCGAAAAATACGGGTTGGCGAGGGTTACGGCGTTACTGCACATGATGACGCGAGCCCTGTCATTCCACCGGTCAACGGTATTATAGAATTCCTCCAGCGCCGTAACCTCGCCTCCAAGGTAACGCATATTATCGGGGAAGATTTCATCAAAGACAATGGTGCGTACCTTGGGGTACGCAACTGACTTCACTTGTCCGGCCTGACTGAGGGCAATGAAATACCCCATGATATGCCATGTCGGGCGCGTCTTGCCGTGTTTGTCCGTGGTGGCGTCCCTGTCGTCCAGCCAATGGCATTCCGCTTGATTGCCGGATACGCGAAACTCCAATTCCGGGTACTGCTCCGCTATGTCAGCAAACCACGTGCCCTTGTTTTTCTGTTCCTCGGCGGTACGTCTTAGATAGATGAATTGCCAGCGTTTTTTAATCCAGTCACCGATGACCAGTTTTTTAGCGCCGTAGGTTTTTCCGAGACCGCGCGCGCCGATGACGAACATCCAAGGCGCGTGATAGGATAACACGCGCCCATAATCGTAATAATCGCCGTCGCCTAACAGTCTCTCCATAATACCCATCCTACCATACAACAGCGACAGACCGGTAGATATCTACCAGCCTATTGTAGCGCTAAAAGTTCGGTGGCGCGCTGGTGCCGTCCCACACGTTCAACAGCGAGTAGACGGTATTATAGCGTGTCCCGTATGGTCCAAACGGGGATGTGTTGAGGATATTATTATACAGTTGCGTAAGTGATGAAGAGTGAGGCACGTTCAACGCGCCCGCCGGGCTTTGATGATAGGCGCTCGCCCATAATATTTGCATTTTCACGTCATCATACGTCTGTGGGTAGCTCTCGTAATCTTTTGCGAACTGATTACGCTGACCCTGCCGTGATTCCGTGCGCCGCGCCCACGTCTGGAATGCCGCAACCTCGCTACCGGTCAGCGCTCTGTCGAACGTGCCTCCCGATTCCATGAGCGCGGCGATACCCGGCGCGGCGGCGGCAAACGCCTCATATCCTACAGCATCCACCGCCCTCATCGCATTCAGAACCTGCAAGCGGCGTCCAAAACTCCATTGTGCGATACCGATACCCTGATGGTTTGATTCGACCGCATCCCAGCGTAATGATGATTCAACGGTGCCAATCACATAGAGTGCGTATGAGCTTTTACCGTCGCCCACGCTTGGCGTGCCCTGACCGTGGTCGGCGTCCGGCTGACCCGTGCCACCTCGATATACCCAAGTCTGAGCGCTCGACTTGTAAAAAACGGCTTGTAATGATGTCGTGCCCGAACCACTATGATATACGAGATTATCACCCTGTAACTGTATCCACGCGGAGATATCGCCGTCCACGTTCACACCCGGATTGTTGCCGCCAGTCGGATTATCGCCGGATTCCGGGGGCTCCGGCAATGCCGTGGGGTGCAGATAGCCGAGCAACTGAGAACTTTTCGCAAGCGGTAGAGTCTGATGCACGGCGGGCGTCGGGTTTTGCGTCAGAACATCGATATTATCGCCTTGGATGCCGCCCCACACGATGGCCACGTGACTGCCGGGGTAGTTTTGGCTACCGAATCTCCAAAACACGACATCCCCCATACCGGGCGTATAATTGGCGTCCTTTTTTTCAAAAACACGCCCCACGGCGGACGTGGTGGGGAACATGGTGTAATTGCCCTCCGCGTAGCCTGTTGGGGTGATGCAATCCCCTAGGCTGAGATTGTAGTTATCCATGCAGTACTTTGCCCATAAATCCCAACATTGGGCACCGTAAGCCCCATCCATATCCCAATACTGGTTTTGGGTACGTTCCAACCATGCTTGCACGTCTACCATGATATTAGTATACCCCGCCCGGCGTACCGGACGGGGTATGTTTCACGAAAAACACTTACCACGGGTAGCACACGAAACAGCCGTTATTACCGGCTGCCGTCTCGCCATGATATGTAATCTTGGGCGCACCGTTCGTGTCGCCATCCACGCCAGTTAACAGCCAGCCGCTTATAGCGTTACCGGAATTGGTCAGACCTGCACCCCATGCGCGGAACTGGTTAGGAGAGGCACCGCTAGACGCCCTAGCCCAGCTCGGGAACGTCACGCCAGCCGCTAGGTCGCTGTTGACGGTCGAATCGTCGCCCCAAAGCGAAGCAAAAACCATGCCGCCCGAGGCTACGACATTGCTACGCACGTGACCATTGGATGACTGGACGGTGGCCGCCTCATAGCGTCCGGTGTAGGTGCCTCGAATGGCGGACGCCATATAGGATGCAATGACCTTGGCACCGCTCGCGTTGGGGTGAATGTCACTGCTTGGGAAGTTGGAATCATTGCCGATGTTCCACGTCCATGCCCAGTCCACGTTTTCCACACCGTTCGCGGCCGCCGCCTCGGCTACGCCCGCCGCCTTCTGGCGGCCGTACATGTCCATACCCGCATTATGCCAGAGCATTGGTACGGAGATGATGCGCGCCTTGGGGAACTTCGTGCGCGCATTGGAGAATGTCGGGTCTGCATACGACTTCATTTGAGTGGTGGTGCCGATGTCGTTACGGCCGCCTCCGATGATGATAATTGCCACGTTGTCGTTGTCGATGCTCGCCGCACTGTAGGCGCTGTTGATTTGGTCGGTGAACGTCTTACCAGAAATGTTGAATCCAGCGCCGGAGACCGAGTAGTTTTTAATCTGATACTCGCTGCCGATGATGTTGCGGAGCTGTGTTGGCCACTTGGTCGCGTCCGTGCCATCCGGGTTGGCGGTGTTGGCGGAATTGGCGTAGCTATCACCGATGCACAAGCAAATCGGCAGTTCGTTCTGTGGCGTCGTTTCCAATGCCTGAATACGCTGGCTCAACTGTTGTGCGGTGCCGGAATATCCGCCCTGCTTGGTAAACGTCGTGTCGGCCTGCTCTTTGGTGTACACGTCGGAGGTGTTCGCCTTAGTATCGACAGTGCTGGACAATGAGGATACGGTGCCCTTGAGCGAGGTCAGTTCGGTATCCTCCGCCTTGCCGTTGATGGTGTTCATAAGCTGTTGCGCGGTTGATTCCGACGTGACACCCAGCTTGCCAAAATAGCCATTCAAGTCGGCAATATCGGCCTTGTTGGTCTGCGCGAGGCTTGTCGCAGTCTCAGCCGCCTTCTTGGCTTCGCCCGCCGCCGTGGTGGCATTGTTCGCCGCCGCCGTGGCGGTGGTGATGTTGGTGGCGTTGGCGTACATCTGATTGTCGATTTTCGTCATCGCATCCGAGAAGTCACCGCGCCATGACGGCCGGTCGTTCGGATTGTCGCCAAACGTCGGCAGATTATAATGACCGGTATGCTGTGTAGTTGCCATTACTGTTCCTTTTCTATTCCGCAGAGCGGCCGACGCGGACGATGCCGTTCGCGTCCTTGTACATGGAATCAAGTTCGGCCGCCGTCAATCCGAGCGCGGAGGGCTGTGAAGCGGTTTTATCGACCTTGCCCGCAAGTCCGGAGGTGAGGGCGCTGGTGGTAGCGAAACCGCTCACGTCCGGGATTTGCGAGGTCCGGGCAATGGTGGTTGCGATTCCAAGCGGGGATGTGGATGTACCGGCACCGGTGAGGTCGGTGGTGTGTGATACTGATGTAAGCCCGTCCTTGGCGGACGCAATGGCGTCCGCGTTCTTCTTCAGTTGGGCGTCGATTTTCGTCATGTCGCCGTTGTAGTCACCGATCCACGTGGGGCGGTCGGTACCAACGAACTGGCTCAGATTATAATTTGCGGTATGCTTGCTTGCGGTCATGGTAATTATCCTTTCATGTCGAAATTGTCAGCGGTCGGGTTGCGTTCGACATAGCGTGCATCCGCTTCAGATTGCGTGATGTACGCCATGTCGGCGGGCGGATTCTCTGGCATGGATTTCCCGTAGGGGAATTGGGCGCGGCCCGGAAAGTCACCGGGCACGCAATTATCCACGGCGGTGGCACGCAAATCATACTCACGTGCGCCGAGGCTAAGCCCGTCGTACTCCTGTGCGGTCAACCGCATGTTATCATAGTCGCCCCAGAATAATCCGTGATTGCGCGAATTATCGTACATGCCGCCAAGCACATCCCCGAGCGGTTGTATGGTGCCGTACACCGGGGAGGTTGCTACGCCCTGCTGTTCCATCTCGTGAATCAGGGCCAGCAGTTCCGCGCGCAACGCGGCCATAGCCCCGTTAAGTTGGGCTACGGTATCCGCCAGAGCTTTGTCCACGGATGCCGCGAGGTCGCTGGTGGTCTCCTCCAGTTTGCTCAAATCGCATTGGAGGGTATCGAGATTATGGCGTAGACATTCAATCAACTGCAACGTGGTCAACCCGTCACGATAGGTGAACGGAACGGACGTGGGCACCCCGTCAAACAAGCGTTGCCGTGGAGTCAGCGCGTTAATGGCAACCATGATTTACTCCCATTCTTCATAGTTATGGCAGTTGCTGAAAATTGTATCATACGACCCCCACACCTGCATGAAACACGGTTCGAGACTCCGCACGATTTCCATGTCCACGTTGATGATGGCCTGTCGGTACTCCTGTATCAGGCTCATGGCGGACTGGGAGCGGCCCGACGTGTGGGATTTGGTGCTCCCATCTGTAGCGGCGTGTTGCCATTCCGTGCTGGATGTACTATGGGACTGAGAAGAGGTATCTTGCGTGCTATGGCTACTGCCGTCCGTATCCGCTTGCGCCTGATTGGCATGAGTCGCGTATCGAGCAAAATCACCTTGCACGCCGGTTGCGGGCACTTCCGAGTCGTAGGACTGGGACTTGGTGCTACTTGAACTGGTGCCGTCCGAGGAGCTTCGGGTCGCACTATCCTGAGAGGCGCTGGTTTTGCCGCTGGACTGGGCTACAGTATTGGACAGGCTTTCACTGACCATTTCCATAGTGTTCAATGGGTCATATTTCAACGCTAGCGTCCTGTAGCGCTCATTAAAATATGGCATGATTTCCGACATCGTCATCCCCAAGTAAAAAATGAACTGCTGGGCGGTTTCCTGACCAATCTCCCGCAGCGCGTAATGGCGAATGATTTTCTCATTCAGCTCCGCGCGGTGGTTTTCGTCGTAAATCGGGTAATAGTCGGCGTTCAGATGCAGTTCGGCGTCCGTGTCGTATCCGAACGCAATGAGATTGCCCAATGTTTCCGTGTATTCGCCGGGCGTTGCCATTGCATAGGCGCTAAAATCCTGTGTCATAACACACCTCCAATACCCGCATCATACGAGGCAGGCATATCAATATCCGTCGTACCACTGGCGCTGGAATCCAGCGCGTTGGGTACGCCGGAGCTTTGCGCGTCCGCATACTCCACCCAGATGTTCAGCTGTGGCCATAGGCGGTTAATCTCAGTCGCCGCCTTGAGAAAACTCAATCGGAACACGTCCACCTTCTCATTGGCCTGCGCCACCTCGTCGGAGATGAGCCGTTCCCTTTTTTCCGTGCCGCTGGACTGGATGCCCAAATATCCTAGTACCTCATTGGTCACTTGCGTTTTCTGCTGAATGAACTTGTCCAGCAGATAGGGGGTAGTGTTGGGCCACGGTTGGAACATGCTACCGGGGTCTAGTGAATCGTAGCCGATAATATAATCCTGCCCATCCTGCCGCTGTTGTAACATGTTCTGTACGGTGAGTTTCGTGCGCGGGTCGGCGGTGATGATGGTCGGCAGTTTCAGGCTCTCCAAGTTCACGTCATATGCCTTGTCAATGTCGGCGAGGCGTCTCGCATACTGCCATAAGATATCTTTGAAACTCATGCGCATACGATTGTCCCAAATAGGAATGCACTCTCGGCCCGCCTTGAGTCGCTTGTAATGGTAGTTGACGCCAACCGGCTCGAAGCGCGTCGGATTGTTATACACGTTCAATCGGCCTTGATAACCGGCTTGCGTGGCGAGGAACCGACCTATGCGTCTGTCTTCAAAGAAGAGCGCGCACCCGTATTCGCAGAGACACATTTCCAACCATCGTTCATCCACGGTTGGCGGCAGTCCCCGCCAGCTGAACCGGTTCAATGCCAGTTCAGTCAGCAGATGGTAGTACATTGCGTCAAGGCTGGCGGCGCGTGC